GATTGCTTTTTCAGATTCGCTAAGGTCAGCATATTTTTCGTTAAATTTACTAGCCATAAGATTACCTAGTTCTTTAGTTGAGATTACAATATCTTCTAGACCTTCAACAACTGGTTCTGGTTTTTTGTTATTAATAATGTAATCAGCAACCTTATGTGTTGCTTCAATTATACTATCAATAGTTTTACCGTTCTTTTCAGTATTAATTAGGAAAGAAATGTTTTCGTGTAATTCCTTTAATTCTTGATTAGAATAATCATAATGTCCAAACTCAGAATTTCTTACAATAGGTTTACATATTTTTGAATACGACTCACTTATTTCTTTCTTTGAAAATTTATTCATTAAAGAAATATTTTCCTTAACAAATTCAATAGCCTTATCCTTATCACTTTCTATCTTATTTTCGATATTATTGAAAATATAAAACTGAGTCTTAAGTGATTCATTTTCCTTAAGAGCCTTTATATAGTCTTTAAAAATACCTTTTCTTTTTTTATTACCAGTAGAAATTGATTCAGCTAAAACTCCATTATATACTGTTTTCAGTTGACCAAAATTCTTCGATGCTTTTTGCTTACTTGCCATAATCTATAGTTTATATTTAATAAATATTAAAAATATTTATAAAATCCTTATTCGTTTATCATTTTATCGATATCATTAATCATGTCATTAATATTCTCATTAATCTTAATATTTTTATCAACAACTTTAACTCGTTCATTCATGATAACATCATCGTCTTTTTTAATAGAATTGAGTAGTTTACCAAAGTAATTATCACTATACTTTTTAACTTTTTTATTATACTTACCTCTTTGTTCAACTAATAAGTTATCAACCCTTTTAATAGACTCCTCAGTAGGTTCAGTACCACCTTCTTCAGCACCACCTTCTTCAGCACCACCTTCTTCAGCACCACCTTCTTCACCAAATCCTTCTACATCACCTTCATCAGCACCAAACTCATCACCACCTTCTTCACCTTCGTCACCAAAATCTAAATCTCCACCTCCGAAGCCTCCACCGCCTCCGAAGCCTCCACCGCCTCCTCCAGCGTCACCACCTTCTTCACTTTCACCGCCTTTGGAAGAACTACCACCTTTAGCAACATCAATATCACCATAAAGCCTATCAACTTCATCAAAAGTTCCAGTATGCTTAATAACATTAGCAGTGTTTTCCATTTCAGCAGAAGCAGCCTTTTCAAGTCTTTGTTCTAAGAAGTCTTGTTTAATTTCATCGTCTGACCACTCTAGTATCTCTCTTTTACCTCTAGTCATAGACATAACAGCAAAACCATTACCAGCATCGGTAGTAGCATCCTTGTAAAGAGTAACCTTAGCTTGCATTTGTTCAATCTGAAGCATCTTTGCTTGAGTTGATGGGTTATTAAGAGTAAGTGTAAAATTATCTAATTCGTCTTCTAAACCTAATAGGAATAAATGTAAAATAGCAATCTTATTCAATTCCATAATCATAGACTGTTGAATTCTATTAACAGTTCTAGTGAATCTAATATCCTGTAAAGCTAAGTTCTTACCCTCACCAACAGCATCCTCATAACCTAAAAATGTTTTAGGTACTCTTAAAGCAGTAAATAACTTTCTCTGTAAGTATTCAATATCCGCAATTTGGTCTAAGTTACTAGCACCAGGTAATGTGTCAATTGGGTTTGGTGCATCTTCACTCCTAACTGGGATAAAGAAATCTTGGTCATTCGCCATTTGATTGTATTGAAGGTCAACCTGACCAGTCTTGGGGTCAGTGATTGGCGTTCTTTTAAATCTATTAGCTATCTCATCAACATAAGAAGGCACATCATCATCATCAATGTTACCAACATATATCTTATATACTCTTCTTTCTGGCGCCCTAGTTACCCTATAGATAAGCATAGCATCTTCTGAAAGAATTAATTGTTTCCATATTCTTCTAGCCTTCTCTAATACAGAAGTACCATAAGGTAATCTCCTATCATCACCAAGAAGTCTAAAGTGTGCAATTTGCCATGAATTAAATTCAATATCCTTACCTCTCCACACAAACTTAACCTTATTATCTTTATCATACTCAGGACTAGCGCTATTCATGATTCTACCAAACACATCACCCTCTCTTCTCTCAATTTCAAAGTTAGGTAATTGTCTAGCCCCGATAACACCAGCATTATCATCAATATTAAGGAATACAAAGTTATCACCATATTTACATGTGTTTCTAGTCCACATCGGTAATGTAGTATGGATATCTAATCTATTAAAGAATAAATCCTCTAAAATAGTTTTTACCCTTTTAGAGTTGGAATAAATGTTTAATACCCTACCCTTATCATTAATAGTTGTAGATTCCTCCATCATAATATCAAGCGTCGCTGATATTTCAGGATAAAATTCCATACTTTCAAAATCCGAATAAGAACCAATACGTGTTGTTTCATAATGAATCGTCTTTTGGAACATTTCATTATCAACCTTTCTCCACATACCACCAATATACTTGTTTTGTTGAGCCTGAAGTTTAGCCGTCTCAAACTCTGCCTTATCGGTAGTCTTTAGTATAGCATCATTACCAATAGTATATTTATTGGCCTGAACCCTAGGTGATTGAACACCACTTGGTCCGAATATATTATTTAATCTTTGATATACTGTTAATTTCTTTTTACTCATTTTAATTTTTTTTTAAATATAGTGGATAATCTGTAAAATTAAACAGTTATTTAACGTAATCACATTGAACATATGCGTGTCTTTCTACATTAAGACCGACAACAACCACATTATATGTATACGTAACAATAAAGTCATTTCCCTGACTACCAAGTGGTGTTGTACAGAAATATCTAGCAGTTGCACCACCAGAACTCTTTTTAGCTTTTTTATCAGCATCATCCTGTGGAGACCACTTATATAATTTAGTACCATTAGTACCACTTTTTCTTACAAATACCTTTTTACCTAATCCCATGTTATATTTTTATTTTGAACCACTAAATAACCATAAATAATCCCCTTTAGGGTCTTGCATATTCTTAGAGACCTCTTTAGTGAATTTCGGTTTGGGTAGTGCACCCTTATTTCTCATATTACTAGGGACAAATCCTCCACTAGTATTAGTTTCTGAAGAACCACCAACTGTCCAACTGGAAAGTATGGCCTTACTTTGTTTTTCTAACTTTTCTAATTTCTTAAATGAATGTTCTAACACCCACAACGGCATACCCATAGCCATAAGTAAATCATCATGATAACCATCCATATGGTCAGGTCTACCATTTTTATAAACAAATGTTTTCATTTCAGATGTTAATCTCCTAGACTTAATCTTAACACCGTTACTTCTAATCATAAACTCTAAGTGAGATATCATAGGAAGTCTAACACCATTAGCATTAAATCCTGGCATTTTCTCATCTTTACTATATGTGTTTAGTTGATTTTTCTTACTATTAAGTATTTTACCTCTAGGTTCATCATAATGTAAGTACTTATACTTTAATTCTATCAATTTAAGTACTGTAGATACACCCATACCACCAGTAATATCAACTACCGTATATGCTTTATAATGGTTACCATATTTGTAAACATGTTCGGCCAATATATCTGGTTGACATTTACCTTGGTATTCCATTACCTGCTCCATTGTAGTAAAATCAATAATCACTATCGTTGACGAATCTTCACCATCACCCCTACTAACATCAACACCCATAATATATTCATGACCTTCAATAGGTTCTTCCCATATCCAGAATTCCTTTTCAACACCATCAACCCATTTAGGGTCCATTACATTATTTTCCTCATGGTAAGCAATATCTTCATCAGCAATAACGTTACCACCAGAACCCAAGAAAGAAACATCTAACTCCTGAGCAATTCTCCTAGCATTATTATTAAGGTTACCGCACATTGTTTCATACCAGGTAGATGTAGGTTTATATCCGTCTTTGAACATCTTCTCATAGTTATCAACTAGGAACTCTACCTCCTTAATCTCTTCAGTAATTTCACCCTGGTCATTTTTCTTAATCCATCTAAGGTCCTTATTATATCTAGGGTCCTCATACCATCTCATCTCAATGATGTTATAGTTATTCTTACCAGTCTTAGATTGCTCATACGTCTTATAATACAATGGGTCCATACCATTAGGTGTTGAAATAAGCATTACTCTACCACCAGTAGCACATGACGACATAGCTGCAGTATATACGGCATCACCATTATCAATGAAGGCAGCCTCATCAAATATAAGGTAAGTTGGTGTATATCCCCTAAGAGCATCTTCAGATGTCGCAACGGCAACAATCTGAGTACCATTTGGTAACTCAAGTTCAATCTTAGAATTAGAAATAAATATATCCCTTTCTTCATTATCTTTTGAACCATAGTAATCTGGCCCCCATACCCATCTAGGTAATTGAAGTAAGTAATCCTTAATACCTCTAACGAATTTCTGAGCTAATTTTAATTTGTTGGCAATAACCAATATAGTCTCTGGTTTATCTGGGTCAGCAAAACCAGCTTTAATAGCCATATAAGCTTGAGTAGTCGTGGATATACCAGCCTGTCTTGGTTTCGTGACTAAATTGTATGGAAACTTCTCATACGCCCTAACAATTTGTTTTTGTCTAGGAAATAATTTAAATGGTACAAACCCACCCTGAGTTAAATCCTTGGTCTCTAAATAGGTACCAATTGCGTAAATCGGGTCTTGGACACATTTAGCATATTCGAATAATATTTCACTACTAGTCAGCATTATCTTTTATTATAAATATCTAAAAACTAGTAAAAAATAAAAAAGCCCCATTTGGGGCTTAATTAGGTATTAATAAACTATATGTATTTATAGTAAATCATCAATATTAAAATAGTTATCACCCATGGTTTCATTGAAATCATCTTCTTGGATTTCTTTTTTAATTTCCTTGACCATTTCAGAAACCATATGTTTACCTTTTTTAGTCCCACCAATAATCTCTTTCATTAGTGAATTGAACTCATCTGATTCCATAGTTGCCATATCAGCATAAACATGGTGCTTAAGACCAAAATCTTCAGCGGGTATACAATCACAAAACCTTCTCCATATAGCTGGTCCAAATCTCATATCCCATGGTTCAGCTTGTAAAAAGTCTGCCTTATCAATAACATATTTAGCAATATTTTCTTGTGTTGGTAATCCATGTGAAGATAATACCTCCATAACGCCCTTACATAGTTCATGAATAAGAACTGGGAACACCATTGCCTGTGCTTTAATAACTGGTTTTAAGTCACCGTTTTCATCTTCATTATAATCGGTTTCACATCTACCACCCTTTATTTGTTTATCCATATCTGGAATAATGTAATACATCATATCTGCTGCAGACATCATCTTTTTATATGTATTAGGTAGCCTTGCGTTCATATCACTTAATTGCTCATGAACCATATGGAACATGTGATTAACACTCTTAGCAGCACCCTGAGTCATTGCATTTAATACTCTTCTTTTTTTAACTTCACCATTTGCTCTAGAAATTTCCTCAGTATCGTTAAATTCTTCATCTAATGACTCTACAGGAGTTTCACTAACGCCACTAGCGTCGATGTTAGGTCTAAGTTCCGCTTCAAAAATAATAGAACCTTCAGGAATGTCGAACTCTTCCATAACCATTTCAATTGCTAATTGCTCCAACTTATCCTTATGTTTAGATTCTATCTCCATAGCCTCCATAACTAATTTCATTTGCTCTTTCATGATTACCGAATTATCAACAGTTTCCATATCAAAAGCTTCTCTACATCTTTTAACAACCTCTTTAAATCTTTCTCTAATAAGTTTCATTTCACTAGAGATTATATCACCTTCTGGAAAAATACCACACTCAGCTAAGGAATGTCTATTTCTTCTTAAATCTTCTTCTAACTTAGGGTGAATCCTTTCAGTTATACCTTCAGAATATAAAGCGTTTTCATTAAGTATCTTTTTACTCTCTAATTCTTTTTTTGCTAAATCTCTATAATTACTCATTTCTTTATGTCTTTTATTTTTATTGTTTTTAATACTTTTCTAGAGGTTTTAAGATTCTCACTTATATTTTTAAATGTACCCATAACCGTCTCTATTAACTCACCCTTAGTCATCTTTGGTCTTATAGACTCAAACGGTAAACCATCGTCAATTGAATCTAAATCAATTGATGGGTTATCGCTAGGGTATTTCTTAAGTATTCTTTGTTGTTCCTCATATTCATCAGCACCAACTTCTAAATCTCTACCAGTTGGAATGTCACCAAAATCTTCACCAGTTGGCGAATCTTCATCTACACTCTTTGGTAGTTTACCCTTAGTAAACGCAAAATCCTCAATATCCTTTAAAGACATTCCTTCAGCAGCATCCTTTATAGCTTTACTACCACAATCACCCTCAGTCTTACACTTATGTACAGCATTAAAGAATTTTCTTTGACTATCCGAAACAGAAGCCTCCTTCAAATTATCCTTTAAAGCTGATGACGCTAAATTAACTGCTAAATTAGCTGAATCTTCTCTGTTAGCACCAACAACCTTCTCATAATAATCGGTAGTTGTATCAACAAAATTATCAACTTCCTTTTTATTTGTTTGAGCATCCTCAATATTCTTAGCTGAATCCTCAATACTTTCTCTAATGTTTTTCTTTTTAATTCTCATTTCTTCTTAACAGTTTTAATAGAATCATTATAATCTAACACATGGTCTTTTTCATATAATTTATCTTCCACACTACCAATATCCTCACCAAACTTAAAATAAAGTCTTTTATCTGGGTATTCATCATAATCTAATAAATTTTCCCAAGCCAAACTAATAACACCATCTACCGCATCAAAAACAGAAAAAGTATCACTCTTTTGTATTAAATCAAACTTTAATTCAGTAGTTAACCTACCAACCTTATGTACAAAATTACTACTTGGAGCATCTGGCATTCCAGCCGCTGGGTAAGCATCCCAATCATCCCCTTGAACATCTTCAATTGAATCATGTTCTGAGAACAAGAACTCGTAAATGTTTTTACCAGTCCAATCAGCCCCTATTTCATTTATATATACTAACTTCATTAGATTAATGTATTAATAATATCCACCCATTTTCGGTTTAGGTTTTACTGAAGGTTTGGTTTCCCAAATTCTTTTTCTTCTTGGTGATGCTGGTTTAACATCTGGGTCAACCTTAGGTTTAACAGGTGCTGGTACGGTATCCAATGATTGGTCATTCCAATTATCTGCTTTCATCTCATGTAATTTTGCTGTAATAATATCCTTCATAATATCATTTTTAACAAATGTACTACTTTTTTCTGTTTCTTGCAAATTTTCACCTAATAAATCCGAAACTGATTTTGTTGACCAAAATTTACAAGACCAATATCTAGCCTTCCATCTTGGACCTGGGTTATCACACTTATGTCTAGCTCTAAACGACTTTCTTCTCTCTGGGTCATCTCTTTTAATTTCCATGTTTTTATCACCGAAATTAACCTTAACGACATTACCCTTATCGTTCTTAACATAAACCTTATACTTCTTAACATCACCCCTCATTGGTTTACCCAATTTCACATCTTTACCCTTGTATTCTGCCTCATTGATTGATTCCACTGAACCATATGTTTCGTCAGAAATTTCCTCACCATTTGAATTACCTTCAATAAAATGATAAACCTCCTCGATATCATCAGCAGATGTTGCAATGTGGTCTAATGCCCAACCATGACCATTAGAAAGAATAGCGTCAACCTTAGATTCATCCATAGATAATAATTCATCTATAGCACCCTTCATTGTTTTAAGATTTTGCCAAAACATGTAATTATTTGAACCATCTGTATCCTCATAAATGGATTCACTTTTTTGTGCTTTCTCCCACGCATCTTTCTTTGGATAATCCTCATCGCCTGGTTTAGCTGGGGACTCACCTCTCTCTCTTTTAGCGTGTATATTATCCCACAAACCCTCATCTAATCCTTCTTCCTCATCACCAAAGTCAAAATCATCATCATTAACTTCATCCTTAGGTTCTTCTCCCTCATCTTCAGCTGGTTCATCAATATCTAAGTCTAAATCCTTATCAATATCATCATTTTTATCATCAGCACCAGAAGTCTTAATCTTTCTAATAATATCCTTTTGGTCTTCTTCATCCATTTCAGATGTATGTGTAGCTGAAATAAGTGAATTAATGGCGTACTTCTCTAAATCGAAATCAGGTTCACCCCTTTCGTCATTATATTTTCTAAGTGAAGTACCCAATTTACCAGCAAGTTGTTGTATGAATTTTTCTGGGTCCTCATCCTCATCAGCTTCAACACCCGCATCAAATGGTTCATCATCAAATGGTTTATCACCACCATCACCTTCATCATCCCCAAACCCTTCATCACCGAATCCACCTTCATCATCCCCAGCATCTTCAAATGAATCCAAACCCTCATCATCAGAAGCGCCAAAAGCTGGTTCACTCTTAGGAGCGTCCAGCTTTAGCTTATACTTCGTTTCTTCTTCTAGATTTTCTTCGGACAATTCAGTAATTCTTTTGTCCTGTATTTTGTAACCACCGTTTTCTGGTTGTTCATCAACAAACAACCCAGTACTTTCAGTTAGTCTTTTTTTTTTAAGGCTTCCATCATGATAGCTCTTTCTTCTTCACCTAAAGACTCAAGGATTTCATCAATCTTATCGTTTTCAGTTGCAAGAGAATCAATTACTTCGTCCATTTCTCTAATTGCTTTAGCAATAGAAAATCCTTTAGGTTTAGCAACTTCCTCAACAACTTCTTCACCAGTAATCATTCTATCAATCTCAAGTTCATTTTCACTTAACTTTACCTTTTCGATATCCTTTTCAGCTGTAGAGTCAGCAACGTTGTCACCGAAACCATCCTCTTCTTTACCCTCTTTAGCATCGTAAGATAATTCTTTACCCTTTTTATTAACAACATATTCATCAGCATCTCCCATACCCTTAGTAGCTGAAAGTTTTTGGTCAGCTTTAAGTGGGTGATGTTCTGTAATTAAATTATCATCAGTAAATACGTTAAATTGACCTGACTTACCAATAGCTTCATTAAGACTCATAAACTTAAGGTTTAATTGCTTAAGTGCTTTAGCATAAGATGGGTACGCTTTTTCTTTTTTGTTTTGTAAACCACCGATGTATTGGAAATCTTCCGTTACTAAGTTAGCCTTCTTTTCAGAAACCTTAATAAAATACTCATGGTTTTCTCTAACCACAGCGTAAATCTTACCATCAGGACCTTCTTTTGTTAATTCAACAACTGAACGTGTGATTCCTTCGTTAATAGGTGCGGCACCCATTAATTCTCTCATTCTGTTTAGCTTGTCATTTCCTTTCAAGCCAGTTGGTTTTACTATATTATATTTTTTCATCTTCTAATTAGTTTATTAATAAATATTCTCTTTTTATGTAAAAGTTATGTTGGGTTTGGATAAGCACTTAATGTAACTGGACCATCAACAACATTTTTAGGTTCACCAATCACAAATACATTAGCTGTAGCGCTAATACTTCTAACTGCTATATCAATACTTGAACCAGCACCCATAGTAAGTGCAGTACCATTAACTGTAAGACCTGTAACAGCCGCCCCAGCATATACCTGGAAGTATGCGAAATTATTCAAATCAGCATCAGCAGCTGCGTGAATAATACTGTAACCATTATTAGTACCTTTTATCGCCATATTCTAAATGAATTAATTTTCTTATTTAATAATAAATATAATGAGAAATAAAAAAAACCCTCAAATGGAGGGTTTAATTTAATAATTTATTTATACTGCTATGGGTACTCCCTTCCAATTCGGGTGAGCATCATACCCTTCTAATTTAAAATCATCAAAAGTATAACTAAAGATATCCTTAGCTTTGTTTAGTATTAACTTAGGTTCACATATAACAGATTCCCTATCTAATTGTTTATTCACATAGTCCATGTGGTTATTATAGATATGGACATCACCCAAGTTACCAATCAATTCACCTGGAACCATATTAACTTGTTGTGCAAACATATGTAATAACATAGCATAACTAGCGATATTA